CTAGTAGGGCATTGCTTAAATTTTTAAGTTATTCATTTGCCACGCGTCTTTTAGGGTCAACACTCATGAAGCCATGATGCACTCTGCCCGCGTGTGGTATGATGTTGGTATAGCCTAGCTTAATCATCAAGCCTATGTCTAGGTGGACTGGTGGTGCAACTGGTGGTTCAACAAAGGGCTGTGTCTTATGTATCACCCATTGATAAGGTGCATCGTTCTTACGACTATAACCACTAGCCCATTGCCCACCTAACCTAGCATACCGTTCATGCCTACTTAAATAACCATCTTCAACCAATATGATTATGTGGTGGTTTAATCCGTTCTTCCTAAAGCCTGTCGCTTCTGCAATCCCGGCTAATGTTAATACATTATAATCACACGCATCCAGTATCGCATTGCGTATGACTATTGATTGTTCCATCTTTGCTTTGCTTGTCATGTCTTATCCCACTATTCTATTGTAATCAGCATCCGTATAGGTATGCACTCCGTCTTGTGTGTAATACAAGTATTGTCCGTGTGCTTCCATCTGTGTCTTTAGTGTATGACATGATGCACATAATGACTGAAACAGATTGCGTCTAAACTTAACATCGTTCTGTCTATGTGGAAACACATGGTCTATATGTTCTGCTTGCACTATCTTACCTGCACATAAACAACCTGCACATAATGGCTTTTGACTTAACTGTGCAATTCTTTGTTTCTTCCATGCAGATGATGAATAAAGTTTGCTGTTAGCTTTACCCTTTTCTGTTATAGCACCACCATGTTTAACGCAGAATGTTGACCTGTTTGTTTTAGATTCATGACATCCTAATTCTCTACATTCTTTGTTTAACGGTGCGTAAGGCATTAGTCGTTAATGACAGACTTCGGTGTTACTACATCCTTAACTGTTTTTGTGCCGCTTTCAACTGGAAACTTTGAAGCCAACTTGCCTAATACAACATATTCAGCCGTATCAGGCGTTGCCTTTTGAAATGCCGTCAATATGTCTTTAGGGTCTAAATTGCCGTAACTTGCAACTTCCCTGTCTAAATCACCATAACTTGCCGCCAATGTTTCTACTGCTGTTTTTACATTCATAATGTTCCCCTTACTTTAAAAATGTTAGTTTATAAATGGTGCTGTTAATTAGATTCATAATGCTGTCAATTTCGTTTTGCAATTCGCTATCGTTGCCAATGACATTACGGTTGATTGTTACATAAGCAGACAAACTGGTTAATTCCAATAAACCTGTTGATGCTGGCTTTGCATATTCAACTGGGTATTGCACTAAACCATGTTTGCCTTGATACGATTCAATTAAACCATCTGTCAATTCAACCAATTCTTCATAAAACGAACCTAATGCGCTGTGTTCGCTAAAACTTTTTGATTGCAAGTGCAATATATGTGTGTTGGTTGCCGCGTGTAATAGCGTTATAAAGAACGAACCAATGGTTGCTTGTGCTTCATTAATAGTAAATGTTTGTTTCATATTTCACCTTTTAAAATCTTAGTTGTATGTTCTAACAATTCTGTTTCTGTTCCATACTTTGCTTCAAATGTTTTTTGTCCTGCGTGTAATGCTGTTCCGTGACCACCATTTTGGTGATGATTTGGGCATAATGGTATCGCTAACAAATAATGACTGCGTTGCGCCATGCCTACACCATGTCTAATATGATGAATATGCGGTAAAGTATAACCTAAACCTTGACGATGACAAACTATACAACCTATCTGACTTAACTTATCGTAATGCTGTCTTTCTGCCTTTGTCATTAATTCTTGTCCTATATGTGCAAATATCCCTTGCCGTTGATACTCCACATCCAAATCGTTTAGCTAATGTTTGATAGCCAATCACATAAGCCAAATGCTGTTTACGCATATCAATTACTTGGGCAGTTGTTAATTTGGCTTTATGGTGCATATTAGTCTTGCAACCATATATCGTGTTCTGCGGCCCATCTTTCTACACGCGTCATAAAATCGTTTAATTCAGCAACATTGCAATCAGCAGTTGATTTTAATTCAGTAATTACTTTGCCATTTGATGTTCTATATTCATTATAACCCAACCACCTATCCTTAAACATTACTTTCCACCAATGATGATTATGATATAAACCATCACTAGCAGGCACATTAGCGGCTATTTCGGTAAACAATAAATGCAGTCTGTTGTTTTGCGGTAATGACCGCTTAGGTTCTTGCCCACATTCTTTACACTTTGCCATTGTTCAATTCTTCCGCTTTATCTTTGGCATCTTTTGCGCTGTCAAAGTAACCATGATTGATGTTTTTATTAGATAGTCCAAATTTAATTGTCCCATCGGCTTTGTAATACTTAGCAATAAACCATTCAGCAGATTTAATGCAATAATTGTCTAGTTTTACCCATTTCATTTTATGTATTTGTCTTTTAATTTATTAACAACATCGTTTAATTTTTCACCGCTATTTATATCAACCCATTTCTTTTCCCATCTAATTTTAGTTAAAGTTGTATTGCCTAAATCAATGTCTTCACCTTTAGGCGTGTTATGACTTGTTACCAATACTGTTGATATTCTGCCTGTTTCATGAATAGCATCGCATATTCGTTCTAATGCTAATCGCTGACCTAATGGCATTTGTGCGTCTAAATACTTTGTTTCAATAATAATAAACAATCTATCATTAAATTCAATAAACGCATCAAAATCTGTTGGTGCTAATTTGCCATGTGTCATGCTTGCAAAACTAACTATTTGACTAAAGTGTTCGCGATTTTTTATAGTCATTTTAAAGTCATCGCTTCTTGTGCATACTTTAGACTAATTTCTGGAAAATTTTTAGGGTTTTCAATAATGCGCGTAGCCCATGCGCGATAGTTAGTTTTAGGCTTTAATTTTTTTGCCACAAATGTGGTTAATTCTTGAATATGCTTTTTGTTTTCTTCGTAATTAACTGGCGATGGCAATGCAAAGTAAACATCTTCACGCGGTTTGCATAAAGCAATAATGTCAGCAGGCTGTGGCAGTTTGTTTGGCGTGTCGGTCCACACATCAAGTGCTTTTGATACAACGCTAAATTCAAAGCGTTCTAACTTATGCCACCATATACGCAACATCTCTTTTTCAGGTGCTTGTTTATTGTATATGGCAAATACTGCAACAATCATGTCTTTAAATGCTAATTTGTCTTTGTCTATCATATAGTTTCCTTAAAATGGGTTTATATCAACAACGGGCTGTTCGTCTTGCCATCTGCCTTGATTCAAATAGGTTGCAGGATTAGGAATATACTGACCATCATTTCTTTGCCATTGGTCTGATTCTTTTTGCCATGTAAGTGCAGGCATTACATCATCAATTCTTGCTTTAACCTTTACCCATGATTTATATGCCGCATCTTTACCCACCTTCTTAGGATATGCTTGCCAAAACTCACCAAACCCATTATCAAGCGATTTATCGCGCATAGATGTTTTCTTATCTATGTTATCTAATCTAATCTTATCTGGTCTGATGATTGGTGATGGCGTCATGACGCAGTCATGATGTTCAGTATTGATTGCCGTATCATACCGTTGCTTAATGTCTTGAATGATTGACCGCATCTGTGGATTGCTTGTTGCTGAACTCATCAAACGCTTTGCAACTTTTAAACAAGTAATCTTACCATCGTTATTTTCAAACAAGCCAAGTGCAATAAAACGCTTCATCATTTCTTCAACTCTTTGCGGTGTTGAACTTGTGTTTCTTGCAATTACTCTAGCATCATGCTTTATTTCAAATGTAATGTTGTCTGATGATGTTTTACCAACAATCAATTCAATGCAATACCAATAAAGCCCGTATCCTTCAAGTCCATAATCAAGCAGAACTTCTTGCAATTTTTCATCAAGATTGGCATTTGAATCATGTCTAAACCATTCCATGACTTTTCCTTTTAAAATAAATCGTAAGTTAAAATTAAATCATTCATTGTTTTTGTTTCACATTCTTTGTATTCAAAACTTGCAGTTTCTCTGTTCATGGATGTTTTACCTTTCATGACACCTTTGCTTTCACCAACTTTACCAAGTTTTCTTGTTAGTTTCCAAAAGGGTTCTCTGCCAAGACTTTTGATAAAACTCAATGCGCCTGTTGTTATAAGAACTCTAAAATCTTCTTTATAGTAAATTTCAGATATTTCATTTAACAATTTCTTACCTATGCCAATTCCTTGAAAGTCAGGCAACACAACCATTCTGTGTATTTTTTTAAAATTAGCAACTTTAGGATGTGGAAAATGATTTACAGCAACAAAAGCAATTGGATATCCCAAATAATCTAACGAATAGCAATCGCTTCCAGACTGAATATCATGCGTCAAATAATGATAGTTTTGAAATATCTTCCATTCATCAATTTTTGCTGTTCGCAATTTAAACTCAATTGCTGGTCGTTGCCAAAGCAACCCCCTTGAAAATTTCTTTTCGTTTGTATCAAAAATCCAATCTGGTCTTAGCCATTCTTTTATATCTGAATGACATGACACAGCAATAAATTTGTAATTATTTTTTCTGATGAAATCACTAACTGCTAATGATGTAATTTTTGCAACATCACGGTCAACAACGCTTGTAAATTCATCAAAGATAACAGTTTGCTTGTTCTCTAACAAAAGTCGCGCTAAGTCAACCCGCATTTTTTGACCATTGGATAATAGATGATATGGCTTCAGCCAATTTAATGGGCTTGAAAAACCAACTTTGGTTAATGATTCAATTATTTTGTCAGATGACAAATCATCATTAAAATTGTCAACGATTGATTTTTTATCGTTCCAATAATGTTCTTTAAATAAATAAAAATCTTTAAACTTATCTTTAGCAATTGTTGTTTTTCCTGTCCCACTTTGACCAACAATTAAGCCTATGTTCCAGTCAAAATCAACATCAAAATTTGCTATAAATTCGTCTTTTATTTCATTAAAGTTTATGTCATACATTTTGCATATGTAATCGTTTCTTTCTGTTTTTTCAAATGCAGTTGACTTTTTTATTACTGTGTTTTCTTCCTGACTTTCAAATAAATTTGACATATATAAGTTTCCCATAAAAAAAGGGCTTCAACTACTAACTCCACTTTTTTAAGGTGGTTGGTGGAACGGTCTTAGCAACCGCCAGTTAGTATGTGAAGCCCTGCTAAATTAATCGCCACCACGCGATTTGTGAATAATAATTTATTAAAAATAACTTTGCAAGCGTTTTATTTATAATCATTTTTAGTCAAAAATTGTTGTTTTATCGTTTTAATTGTCTTCACCAATGCGTTTTTTAAGCGTTTTGGCGCGTTTTAATCATCGTTTATATGGCAGTATTAGCGGCTTGTGAATAACCTGTGCATAAAACTGCTTAAATCTGTGCATAGATTGTGCATAACTTTTTGTCGTAAACCCACAAACTGTGTATAACTTTACGGGTTTAAATAAGCATTAATAGCATTTTTTGCATCATCAAATCCAAAGCATACAACAGCAGGATACCCCATTAATGTTGCCGCGCCCATAAATTCTTTTTGACTATCAGTAACCCGACCGCCTTTAACTTTCATTTCAATCCATAATCCATGATAGCCATTTTTAGGTATCATTAAAAATAAATCGGGAACGCCAGCCAATACACCTTCTTTTTTTAACTTAACCGCTGTCCCTATATTACGAACGCCGCCGTTGGGTATTGCAAACAAATAATTAGCGTATTGTTTATACTGAAGTCTAAACCAAATTATTACGGCTACTTGTTCTTGATGTTCACTCATTCTGCAATTTGTTTAAAGTAAACATACAGCAAATCAACAAGACTGCATTTTGCATCTTTGCCAATAGCAATTTGATTTAGCAAATATCTGCTAATTTTTATTTCGCGCACTAATGCGCTTATGTTTAACTTAGGGTCGTTTAATTTTCGTTGAACATACTTTAGATTAGATTCCATAATTACTCCTTTAAAATTGCATTGTATATCTATTTTAACTTTTTGTAAAATAATTTAAAAATAATTAAAATAATTCTTGCAATATATTTAAAAGTATTTTATTATGAAGTTGTGCTGATTTAGCACTAACGGAAACTAAAGGAAACTAAAATGTTTAAATTTAATGATGGCGGTAGGGCAAATGCAGGATATAAAGGCAATGCAGGTGATTGTGTTGTTAGGGCAATAACAATAGCAACAAATAGTGATTATAAAGAAATGTATAAAAGAATGGCTTCTGCAAGTAAAGAACGCGGTGGCGCAAAAACAGCAAGAAATGGTGTGCATAGGGATGTGTATGAACCCATATTAAAACAATTTGGATTTGTGTGGCAACCAGCCCCAAAGTTTGTAGGCAGAAAAGCAAGAACATACGATATGCCTAAAGGAATTGTTATAGCAAGGCAAGCGCATCATTTAGTTGCTGTTATTGATGGTGTTGCAAACGATAGTTGGAATTGCACCAATAAAATGGTGTATGGTTATTGGGCAAAAATATAAACCATTAGGGGCGCAAGCCCCTATTTAGGAATTAAAGGAAACTATTATGAGTAAAGTTTTGCAAAGATTAATTGAAAGCAACCCCGATGTTTATAGTTTTATGCTTGATAAGGTTGCTGGCGAACCTTATGAAATTTTGTTAGAAGCCGGCTATTCTGTTGATGGTCATCATTCAGTTTCGGGCGACACCGTTAAAGATGTTTTGATTGAAACTTTATTTATTCAAAAATGCAACGATGATTGTGTTTGTCAAACTGACAGTTGGTAAATTATTTAAAAATAATTTAAAATAATTGTAAAAAGTCCTTGCATTAATTTTAAAGTGTATGTATTATGAATTTGTGGTTAGACAACACACAAACGGAAACTAAAGGAAACTTAAAAATGACACTAGCAATCGCAAAAATCCAAAACAAAAAATCTTACTTAAAATTCGGTGCGCCTGTTATCGCGTGGCAATTAGTAACATTTGTCAACGGCACTAAAGGTGCTTACCTTAATAACGAATTGATGCCGCTAACCTTGGCTGTTAAATTACATGAAGTTACTGACAGCGTTTACACAATGACTTCAATCTTGCACAAACACGCAGAATTTAAAACACTTAACTAAACTAAACGGGGCGAAAGCCCCAACTTGGACACTAAGGAAACTAAAATGAAACAAGCAAAATTAAATTGTAAATACTTTTCTCATTTGCCTAATGAATTAATCCAAATTTTACAAAATCGCGGTAGCGGTTTGTTTTTAGTGCGCTTTAAAAATGGAGAAACTTCAGTAATTGGTAAATCATCATTTGCATTAATTTTTAACTAAGGAAACTAAAATGACTAAAATAAAATATGTGCGCCCTGTTTTTGATGATGATTTTTCTGAAGATATTCCTGCCAATATCGCCGACCTTGTTGAACAATATCTAATTAATTCCCCAAACTTATCTGACTACATTGAAGAAACTGATTTAATCAGCGACCAAGTGCTTGTCATTCTTTACGATGCCAATGACGATAAGTTGGGTCGTATCCGCGATTTATACAACAAACGCATCCGCGACATTGCAGATTATGTTGAAGAAAATTATGACTGCGATGGTTTTGCGCGTTGGATGCTTCAAGAAGTGAAGGATTGGTAATCATGAAAGACTACAAAAATCTAGTTGTAAAATCTGAAACAAACTGGCTTCACATTGTTGTTGAAACAGTTTGCTTTGTCGGTAGCATATTAGCAACAGGCTTGTTGCTTTGCTTGTTGTCTGTTTAAAATTAAAGGATAAGATATGACTTATGCAAAATTAAGGGCAATCAATGTCAATGCCCAAACTGAAAAGAAAGGCAACCTAACCTACTTGTCATGGACTTGGGCGGTTGATGAATTACTGCAAGCAGATGAAACTGCTACATGGGATTTTCCTGAACCAAAATACTACGGCGAAACCATGATGGTGTTTTGCAATGTAACTGCATTTGGAAAGACAATGAAAATGCAACTGCCTGTTATGGACAATCGTAACAACGCTATTGTCAATCCTGACAGTCGTAAAATTAGCGATGCCACTATGCGATGCCTTGCCAAATGTATTGCTTGCTTTGGAATTGGTTTATACATCTACGCTGGTTCGGATTTGCCGCAACTTGATGCTGAAGAATATGTTGCAAAATTGACTGTTTGCGCTACTTTAGATGAATTGCAAAAAGCGTATTTAAGTATTGTGCCTTTGTTTAAATCTGACGCAGAATCACTTGCTGTTATTACTAAAACCAAAGACCTTATGAAAGTCAAACTTACAAAGGATGTCAAATGATTATTGCCAGTCTTTATAAATTGCCGCCACCAAGTCAAAGTTTAGTTGAATTGCGCGAAAAGAAAATTGCTAAATGCAAAAAAATGATGGGCGATAAATACTTGCTTGCTAAATCAATACAAAGAAAGGATGCAAAATGAACGAAATCCAAGGGTCTGATTCTTGGTTTGCCGCTAGACTAGGCAAAGTAACTGCAAGCAAAATAACGGATGTATTAGCAACAGTAAAAACAGGTGAAGCAATAACGCGCCGCAACTATCGTATGCAACTGGTCTGCGAACGCTTAACTGGTCGCAAAGCAGAAACATACACGAATGTTCACATGGAACGCGGTAACGCGTTAGAACCTCTTGCAAGGGCTTCCTATGAACTAAGAAAAGATGTTATGGTTGATGAAGTTGGCTTTGTTCAGCATCCAACTATTGAAATGTCAGGTGCAAGCCCAGATGGATTAGTTAATGGCGGAAGCATTGAAATCAAATGTCCTACGCCAGCCAATCATCTTGAAACAATGCTACGCGGAACGGCACCCAGTCAATACTTTGCACAAATGCAATGGCAAATGGCTTGCTTGGGCGATGCTTATAAATATGTGGACTTTGTGTCTTATTGTCCTGATGTAGGTGAAGATTTGGAATTGTTCATTGTTCGTGTTCCACGCGATGATGAATATATTGCAGAAACAGAAAAGGCTGTTATTGCTTTTCTAAATGAAGTGTTGGAAACATTTAATCAATTAAAGGAAATGAAATGGCTATAACTCATGAAGTAATTTCACGCGGTGAAACTTATAAAGATAAAGAAGGAAATGATAAAACTCGTTGGATTAGATGCGGTGTTGTAATGGATACCAAGTCAGGCGGTCAAGCAATTCATATTGAAAGTCTACCAGTTAATTTTGATGGTTGGTTAATGATGAAAGAACCATTGCCAAAAGACAATCAAAAGTCTTACAGCAAATCAGGTTCAGTCAATGAAAAACCAATTGATGAAATTGACAGCGACTTACCATTTTAATGTTATGAAAATATCTTTTATGAACGGATGGAAAGACTTTCCGCAACATTGGCTTAAATATATATTTTTGCCGTTTGGTTGGAATTTTAATCCTGCATTTAAAAGCATTTCATTTTTTGGTTTTGTGATATTTTTTTATTAACTAACAAGGGCGCAAGCCCTTTAAGGAAACTTTATGTTTATTACTGAAGAACAGTTTGACGAAACTATTGAACGCGCATTTACACGCGGCATGGAATTTCAAAAAAAGAATCAACAAGATTTAGAAAAAGTTTGGTTTGATATTGGATATAATGCGGGTTTAAAAGTTGCTAAACTTAATCAAAGGTGGGATTATGAGTTGCTATAAAAATTGTCGTCAAGGGCGCGATTGTGATTGCCCTAGAAATAACAACAAAGATGTGGTTGTTGCCGTTCTATTTATGGTGGTAATAGTTTCTATTTGTTGTTTAGTTATTAAACTTTTAAATGGAAACACGGGACAAGACTGCGCTGTTGAAGTGCAGTTTAAAGACAGTAAAGCAACTTATATAGGGCAAAGCATATGAAAAAAATACTTAATTATTTAACCGCAAAAGATTATACTTTTATTGATGTGTTGGGCAATTCAATAATTGGCGCGCTTGTTTATAATGGCAGTTTGTGGTGGCTTTTATTAATTATTCCAATTGCTTTAATTAACGCTGTTTTAAGAAAATTAAATTGTAGAATTTTATGAGTAAAAACGATATAACTGGCGATGCAATTATTAGCAAAGTAAGCAATACTTATGCAGACAAATACGATGCTATATTTCGCAATAAAGATTTAGCCAAATGTGCTGGTCAAGCCCCAGACGGAACGATGATTTGTGGTTACAGACAACAATGCAAACGATATGTTATGTCTGCAAGTGAACATCAATTATGGACTGAATTTTGGAAAGGTGGCGATGACTGCGCCAGTTATATATCAATCATTTAAGCATATCGCTATTGATTGTTAATCTTGAAACTTCGCCAAACCGCTTGTCGTAAGTAATAACTTTTGCATCGCGACCTGATAGCCATCCTCCACGCGCTGAATAAGCATCGGCAGGTGCAAGTGTTCTATGTTGTTCAATAATCATTAATCCATTTTCTTTAACATCAATATGGTGCATATGTCCCATATGTGCAAACGCATATTTTGTGCGACCAAAAATTTCTCTAAACTGTCCTGCAAACACTTCGCTGACATTGCTTACTTTTCGTTTATGACCATGATGAAAAAATAACGCAACCTTGCCAAATTCAAATGCGTTATATGGATTAGGCGACCTATCTACCGAAACACGCGGTTCATTTTCATACATAACACTAAACCATTCACGCAACCAAATCTGACTGACTGGGTCATGATTTGCGTCTGCCATTATTATGTGCAAGTTTTGATGCTTTTGTAGCAACATATCTACAATCGTTCGCAGTATGCGTATTGATGAACGAACTAATTTTGAAAATCTGCTGTCAACATCAAGCAAATGTTTTGATGCTGGCGTTACTGCATCCATTCCATCAAAGTGTAAAAAGTCAGACAGTTGGGCAAAGATGGCTTGATTGGCGTGTGGCGATTGTTGAATGGCTTGTGCAAACCATTTAATAATTAATTCTTCAGCAATTTTTAAATCCCAATCTTCCCCACTTGTTTCTTCATGCCATGCCAACATTCCCATATGATAGTCGGTAATGACATAACAATTTAAAAGATTGTCATTGCCTAAAGGTGGCGGTTCAGTCATTGAAACGCGAGGAATTGTTTCTTTTAATGCTTCAATCGTTTCCAGCATGATGACTTGCATTTTGTCATCATCAAGACGCGTTTTAACCCATTGCCCACTTGCTTTTCCTTCGGCATTATAATAGGTTGAAATTCCACGAACGACAAAAGGTTCCGGTGCAATTCTTGTCATGTCATGTTCAGGAGAATATCCGCGACTTGCGGCTTTGCGTCTTAATCTTTCAAGCCCTGATTGAATTGTGCCTGCAGAAATCTGTAATCTATCTGCGGCTTTTCTTAATGAACCATATTTATTTATTGCATCAATAAACTCATTCTGTCTAATCGTTCCAAACTGTTTTAAATCTTCATCAATCATTGGCGTTCCAATTCTAGGATATATTCGCCAAGTTTGGCGGCGTTGTCTTTAGTCAGACAAATGCCACCATCAATTTGTTTTTGAATCTGAAGTGTTGGTTTGGTCGGTTTTATTGGTATCTGTTGACACGCTGTTAAAATGACCAGCAAACCAATCGGCAGGATTTTTAAGCAATTCATCACGATTCCTTTGCGCTTTTAATTGTTCGCGCTGAACCGCCCATTTAACGAATAGCGTTAAAAGACGGTCAATAATGTCAATTATCTTTGACATTTAGGGTTTATCTTTAGTAAAAACACCCAATAAGCCCATTAACGCTAATCCTGCGCTTACCACAGCGTTTGTTTGTTCAGGTGATATAGTTACACCAATTGCTGTTAATAATGCGGTTAAACCACGCCATGTTGATGCTTCTTTTAGTCTTTGAATCAAATATGCTTTCATAATGTCTTCCCCTTTTGAAAATCAGTTAAACTTAATCCACCTGTGAATTGACAATGTGCCGTTTCTTTAAACTTACCACTCCATGCACCAGCCCATTCCAAACCAAGTGATTCAGCAATGCGCCCGCACTTAGCAAACAAACCCGAATCATTCCACACACACTTGCCGCCAACAATAGGCACAAAATCAAAAGCAACCCGATAATTGTGAAAAGATTGTCCAGCTTTGGCATTGGTAACGATATTGCCTTTAGTCGTGCGCCCTTGTGCATATAAAGCCGTTTGCGATTCTAAATCGCGGTATGTGCTAGTAATAATAACATCAATGCCAACCGCATCGCAGGCTGTAATAAATTGTTCACATAAAACCTTAACCTTTGGATGCAAATCTTCTATCTTGCGACTGTTAATCATGGTCTGCGTTTTTCCAATATATCAAATAGTCGGGCAATCATGTCTTTCAATTCTTTAACATCTTGCCTGTAATCATCTTTAGCAACATATTCTTTTGGCAATTCTTCACGCAATTTTGCCAAATCTGATTTTAAATCTTTAACAGCTGCCCATAATTCGCGTAAAAACCAACCAAGGATTAACCCTGCGGATGAAAATAAAAGGTTAAGTAATGATTGGGTGTCCATAATAATCCTAGTCTTTAGTTGCTATGATTGCATCAACATAACTTACCGCTAAATTGATTGCCGTTCCTGTAAACGCGCCACTTGTATGATTATGGGCTGTTCCAGTAAATGTGCCGCCACTTGTATGGCTATGCGCGTCTTGCGTATGGTTGTGGCTTGTGCCTGTAAATGTTTGCGCTGTTACGCTTGGTGAACCTGAAATGCTTGGTGCACCTGTTAATCCATGCGTGTGCGATGTGCCACCACCAGTTGATGATGTTGATGGTGTTGCGGAAGCCGATGCCCCACTTGACTTTGCTATATTATTCCCTTTTTGGTCGCCGCCAATAGAATAAGTATGGCTATGACTAGGAATTTGTGTTGTTGCTAATGTTGTTGCGCCAACCGCAAATGTTCCTGCCCCTACCGCTAAAGTGCCTGCGCCTACTGTTACGGATATTGAACCGCCTGCTGTTGTTGCTTGATTAGTTGCTGTTGCGGCTGAAGTTGCCCCAACCGTTCCTGTCGCAGTTGTTGAACCTGTTGCCGCTACGCTACCGCTAACTGCTTGGCTTGCAAACGCTGTTGTAAACGCTACTGAACCGCCTGAACCTGCCGTTCCGCTAACAATCCTTAATGCTTTGTTGTCATGCGTTGTTGATTTAGTCCAGCCAGTTGGCGCGGATGTTTGTATAAATAACATTGCTGTGCCAGCAGGAAACGCGCTTGGGCTTGCGCCATTTGATGCGGCTGTTAAACGCCCTTTTGCATCTACCGTAATGCTTGCATAAGTATATGAACCTGCGGTAACGGCTGTGTCATTTAATGAAATGACAGGTGTTGCGCCACCAGTTGATGAAATGGGGCTTGTGCCTGTAACGCTTGTAACTGTGCCTGCGTTTGTTGCCGCAATGGTTATTGAACCTGCGCCATTAGTAACGCTAATGCCTGTGCCTGCTGTTATGTTGGCATTTTCCCATACACCTGCAACCGCATCATAAATCAGCGTGTTGCCCGATGCAGGGCTTGTAATTAGCACATTATGTAATTCGTCTAATTCCCAACCATTGTTAATGTTTACGAACACTTCACCGCTTGATGCGTTTACTTTAATAACCCAACCAAGGGCAACAGTATGTGCTGGCGCGGATGGGCGCGTGGCTGTAAATTGACCTGCGGTTTGGGATAAATAGATTGGTGCGCCTGCTGTAAATGCGCTTGTGTTAATGCCGCGAACAAAGCCAAAAGTTGTAACAAATCCTTCTGCGCCATTGGCAATATCTTCAGTTGCAATGCCTAATGTTGGTGCTGATAAGGCTTCGCTGTCTGCGTCTGCTAATGAAACGCTTGGGCGTTGTCCTTGTGCGCCTGATACGGCAACAACAGAACCGTTAGTAATGGTTGAACCTGTGCCATTGTAAACAAGTGCCACATTTTCTTGACCAACTTGCAAAGTAACATCTGCATCAAGATTGATGCTTGGCGTTTTGTTTCCATCATCCCAATACATTGCGCCCGTTGCCGTTGGAACGGTTGGCGTTATATCAAATTGAACGCTGTTTGTGTTTACAATGTTTCCTGTATCGTCTAGCGTTACAGTTGAATTTTGAATTATCTTACCTGTTGTGCCATCAAATCTAGTAATGGCATTGTCAGTTGATGATGCCGCGCCTGTTACATCGCCTGAACCACCGCTACCATTAACCCAATTAGTGCCGTTATAAGATAGGCTTTGACCGCTTGATGGTGTGGTTATAACTACATCGCCAAGGGCTGACAATAAACCAGCCCCGACTTGAACAACGGATGTGCCGTTATTGATGTAAATCTTTTTGTCCGCCATGTTTACACCTAATTCACCCGAAACTAATTCGGATGTGTTAGGCACTTTGCTTGCGGTGTTACTGCGTTTTGGTTTTATCGTGTTAGCCATTTGGCATCCCTTTGTTTGCTATATAGCAGGGTTAATTAAATTAGAATGTGCCGCCGTCAATAGTAATGCCATCAAAGGTTGTTAGGTTAGTTAATGAACCACCTGTAACCGCAATGTTGTTTGCATTTTGCGTGGACATTGTGCCAAGACCACTAACTTGCGTGTTGGCAATAGCAATCGCTTGTGCTGACAAAGCAGTTAATTGACCTTGTGCATTTACGGTTGCAGATAATGTGTTGCTTGCAGAACCATAAGAACCAGCAGTAACGGCAGTATTAGTAATGCTAAATGTGCCGCCTGTTAGCGTTAAACCTGTGCCTGCGGTATATGTGCCTGCACCACTAAACTGAACAAAGTTAATTGGCGTTGTGCCAAGTGTGCCGCCAGCCTGTGCAGTTGAAACCCAACCTGTATCGGCTTGCGTTGTGCCACCTTCAATAAATGTAAATGCGTTTGGCACTTCAGCCCAAGCATCCATATCAAGTGCGCGTGTCCATGCACCTGCGGCAACTAAATAAATACCGTTGTTTTGTGCGGCAGTTTGATTTTTAACCAACACCCTGTCGCCTGCAATAACAGCCACACCGTCAATAGTTTGTGTGCCTGATAAGGTAATGTTTGCAGTTGTAGCCGCAACGCATGATGCTTTAGGGTCTAAGCCTTGTGCAACGCTATCAACATATTGTTTAGTAGCCGCGTCTTGCGCTGATACAGGGTCAGCAAGACCAGTAATTTTAAAGCCACCAAAAGCGTAATCAGCAGTTGGAACGGTTAAGTTGTTAATGTTTGCTGTTGTTGCGGCAGTAACTAAACCTTTGCCGTTTACAGTAACGCGCATGAATTGACCAACATTGCTGTTTACAGTTGCAAGCGTTAAGGCTTGGCTGTAATTGGCTGTGCCATCAAATGTGCCTGACGCAGTTGCGTCGCCTGTTAAAGCGATTGTTCGGGCTGTTTGCAATGCGGTTGCTGTGCCAGCATTGCCGCTTACTGAACCAGTAATGGTGTTGCTAAATGTTTTTGTGCCACCAACAGTTTGATTGGTTGATGTATCAACAAATGCGCCGTTACCTGCAATAGCAATAATGCTAGTTGCTGAACCGCCGCTACCGCCTGTGCCTGTGCCGTAATAAAGTATATTGGATGCTTCGTTAAAGGCTAATTCCGCATTTTCCAATGTTGTTGGTGCGCCTGCGCCACCACTACTTGCCCTGCGTTTGATTCGTATTGTATTTGCCATGATAATTCCTTAATTAAAAATTGCCGCCATCGCTTATTTCAGTTTGATTAACATTGTTCCATTGATTAGTGCCAAACATAACTACATCGCGTGGCTGTATGCTTGACATAACAACGGGATAACCGCCTATATAATCACCACCATCACGCCCTGCAACCCCACGATTGATTTGAACAATCTGATTAGGTGTGGGTATAACTTCAAGATTGATGTTATTGCCACCTGATACATTGACGGATAGGTTGTTTGCGTTTTCAACCGTTACATTGGTGTTGCTAGGAACGGTCTGAACATTTAATGTTGCCATAAGCCCCCCTAAACTTTAACGATTGCGTCTGAACGCACAATGAATAGTAAAAAGATAATGTTATCTTCGGCAGGAATTGAACCGCCGCCGCTTGATGGGAAACTTATTTTAATGCGCCCTGAAAAGCCTGCACCGTTTACGCTATCAATGGCAAGGCTTGGGTCGCTTGCAACAGCAAGCCATGATGTATCATCAATGATTAAAGTAAACGAACCAGCCGTGTCATTACGGTTGGCTATGGTCAATGGTATGGCTGTGGGTGTGGGTGTGTAATCGCCAATGTCAAATGAAAGCCCATAACGGGAATCTTGCACATTGGTTAGTGTTCTGCGGATAATTTGCGCGTCTATGGTTGCGCCAGTTAAACTAACAGGTGAAACGCCATCTTCAGCCGTTAGCGTTAAATTCCAAAATGTCTTTTGTTGATAGACTAATTCGCCTGTGATACATGGGTTGTCAAACCCACTAACTTGGGTAATGCTATTTTTGTTAAATACTGCCATGTTTTTCCCCTACAAGGTAATGACGCGCCGATGCCCTCACCGAAACGCGGTCTTATATTATCTTATAAGTTAAAGCATTGTAATCTAATTTTAGTTTAAAGGGTATCGTTTTTGATACCGCCAATTTTTTTTATGAAATTGAACAGCAGTTTTTCCATCTATTACATAAAGTTTTTTAAAACCAAACATTTTTGCTATTTTTAATGATTTGTAATTGTCATTTTCTATTTTTGCATTAAGTAAATCTTTTAATTTTAAAAATTCGCTAAATGAATATCCTATTGCTTGAATAACTGTTGGGCAATGTGTGTAAAATTCCATTACTAATTCATTTGGATGATGTTCAAATAAATAAGCCCCACCAATACATTTGTCATTATCCCAATAACCTACTATACATAAAGCATTTAATGTTCCATGTTTAGGCATGGATTTTTTAACCATATTTATTTCATCATAAGTTTTGGCTAATTTTCCAACAATCATTCTAGTGGTGGAACAGGCCAAGGGATATTATCAATATTGCTTGGGTTTACCAATGCAGGCAAATCCCTTAATTCTTGCCGATAAGTAACCCAACCTTGCAACCATGCTGAATCATGCAAAGCAATAACATCTGGTAGTTGTGTGTAATCAGTTGCAACAAGCCGTTTATCTCTTTCAATAATCATCATTTGATATTTTATTTCATAAGGAACTGGCTGTGGTGCTGGTGGATTATGTTCTTCGTCATACGCTACCTGCCAAGCCGCCATAGCATTATCAGCCCATTGCGGCAGAACAGTAATGTTTTCATTAGGCGTGCCATCATCAAATTCAATCCATCCAGTATTGTCATCAAAATACTGTAAAGCATGAACATTAGATGGCGTTCCATCCCATGTTAAAGGTTGATAACATAAGCCGTTTTCATAAACTGCCCCGTCTATTGGAATAATAGTTAGTCGCATTTTCTACCCCTCAATTAAATTTTTATTTGCCGTTGCAATTAAAACTTGTGTATTCATTTCGTTTGATTTAACCATTTCATTTCTAAATGATTCTACTGCCGCACCTGTTTCACGATTTACTTTGCTATTTTCAATCATCAATATCGGCAACCATGCAAATGAACAATCATTATTATTTGCAATTTCCCCTGTTTGTGGATTCATTCCTTGAACCGTTACCCAAAAACGACACGCTACTAATTCACCATCTACGATTGCGCCATCTTCAACACAAGGTTTGCCACCTATCATTGGGCAAATTATTTTTGCATTTTTAGCCATTTTATCTTGTCCTTTTATATTATTTAATTTTTTGTTGCAATTATAAAATCATAGTATTTTATATTGTTTGAAAGTGAATGGCTATGTGCGCCACCGCCACCAGTTAATGATGTTGATGGTGTTGCAATAACTGCCGCCGCTGTTGCCCTTGCGATATTATTTCCCTTTTGGTCGCCTGCAATAGAATAGGTATGGTCATGGCTAGGAATATCCGCTATTGCCAAAGTGTAAGCCCCTGTTGAACCGCTACTATTCCATGTGCTAAATGCGGATGAACCCCCACTTGAAACTGTGCCTGTTACCAATCGCAAAATTGAATCATTGATTGCGGCTGTTGTATCTTTTGTCCACCCAGTTGGTGCGGCTGTCTGATTAAAAGACATTCGCGTTCCTGTTGGGAATCCAAGTGAAGTTGTATTGTATAAACCAGTTGATGCGTCAAGTTGCCCCGATGTATTTACAAAATTTGCTAACTGACCTAAATTAAATGCTTGTGTCATTTTATCCCCTATGCCGCGCCGACTGATGTAAATGTTTGTTGTTGCATAACACTAGAACCGTTTGTATTTGTCGTTAATGTGTAATTGCTTGTGCCTATTGTGTAATCCGTTCCTTGTCGCATTAAAGCCCCGTTAATATATAAAGCAAATGATAAAGGATTAAAGTTGAATGAATATGTTACTACACCGCTAGAAGCATAAGCAACAACATTTGAAATTGTGCCTGTTGGCGTTGTTAAATTGTTTGCGCTAAATTGAATCATTGTCATTTTTCCTGTTGCATTTGCAGGAAAATTTGTTATTGAATTAGTTGAAATATCGTAATCTTGTTCATTAAATACTGTTCCATTTAAAAATAACAATTCATATCCGCTATGCACATTCCATGTTGTTGGCGTGTAACTTCCAGCGTTTGTTAAATTAAATGACCAACGGCTAAATACACGATAAGAACTACCTGAAGCCCTGTATTGATAAATAGTTGCGCCTGCTGTTACAGTAACGCTTGTTGAAAATGTAATGGTGCGCGTTGTGTAATTTACGCCTGTTACTGTGTATTGCGTTGGCGTTCCCGTATTAGCAAAAGTAATTTTGTCGCCTACATCAATTAACTGCCAAGGCATTGTTACGCTATCCCAAACAACCGTATTGGTTGATGATGATGCAACGATTAAATTGATTGTGGTGTAAGTATTTGCCGCCGCTACCGCCCGCATTGAAATGCAAGTAATCACATCGTTTAAATCTGCACCTACGCTTAATGTGAATGTGGTGCTTGTTTCAGTATATTCGCTTGTATCAAGTAACAACCCATTTTGAAAAATTAAATCTTGCCCTGTAATATAACCAGCCTGCCTTGCCGTTGGTGTAAATACAGTTTGACCGCTTGTTGCTGTAAACGATTGCTGATTAAAGTAAAAATTATCAGGTGGCGCAAATCCAACAATGCGCCCATAAATATCAACTGTTATTGTTGCGGCTGAACTTGTGTATTGTGCCGCCCCATCAGGGAATGTTAAAAATTCTGCCAATGATGCAACCAGTTGTCCGTCAGGTGTGTTTTGAACAGCAATTTGACCTGCACTTGCCGATGGCATCCCTGTGATAATTGTTTGCCCTGTTGCCCTATCTAAATCAATACTATTTGTTCCGTCAGGTAATGCTGACCAAATCCTAAAATCAAATTGACTTGCTGTTGTTGGCACAAATGCGCCACCACTACCTGCCACATTTGTTCCACCAGCATAGGTGGCAAAATCCGTATCAAACCCAAACTTGCGATTTTGATAATTTATATATGCCAAGTAAATGTTAGTGCCAAAAGCAGGGTCAGCTAAATACCATTTATAATCGCTTGCCGTATTTGATGGGGTGCTTGATGCTTGATTATATAAGCCAAAGTAAGTTTTATTTCGTGGGTTAAATGAAAATCCTGTTCCTGTAATGCTTGTGGCATAAGCAATTGATAGATATTGTTCTGTATATTGAAAGGTTGTTGGTCGCCATTGCAACACGCTTGAAGCCAATGAAAAATTACTTGATGCAATACTATTAACCATGCGGCTAAAGAAATACCAATTACCAGCAGGAATGTTAAATAATTGAACGGCAGGCATTAAAACACTTTGACCATAAGGATTGCCATTAGAATTTATTTCCGTTGTTCCAGCCAATATCAGTTGTGTAGATGTTGGAAATTGAAATGCGCTATACCAAACTTCGGCATATTGTGTAATGCCTGCGGTTGAACTTGTAACCATTACGCTAAATGCAGGGTTGGCGGCACTTGGTAAAATGTTTGTTATGTATGGTGGTGGGACTACGCCAAAAGTAATTGGTGAACCAATACCTGTGTTTGGTGCTGGTATAAATTGCGTTACATTTACATCATCATAAACCGCACCATTAAATTCCATTAAACTTAATGTTGCTGTAACTTGACCGCTTTCATTAAATTTTTGCGTTACTTTACCTATACGGAATTGTTTTGCAACCCATCCATAATTAGAATTAGTAACAGTAACAATGTCGCCAGCGTCTAATTGCAAGCCTGTGTAATCAATATCCACTTGAACTTGTAAATCTTCACGCGCCGCTTCCAAAAAGCGATTGGCTAAATACTGTGCTTGAACATCGTTGTTACACAAAATAAGACTAACGGATTGTTTGTTTACAGGTTCATTTGGAAATAGCAATGCAGGGTTAATAACTGCCAAATCAAATGACGCGCTGTTAAAACTATCTTGTGAAGTTTTGTCAGGAAACTTAACTTCAATAATGTTAAATGAATTTGATAAATCAATAGGGCTAATTGAAATGGCAGACACCATATTGCTGTCGTTTATATCCATAGCAATGGTATTAGTTGGCGTTTGAACAATAACGCCCCATAGCGATGTAATTTCAGAATAACGAATTAAACAATCGCAACAATCAGCCATTGCCTGTATGTTATTCATTATTTTAGCGGCAGTATCAATCGTGCCATTAAACTTAAATCTAGGTTGTGTTGATGTGCCGCCAGTATATGTTGTGTAAGTAATAGACGCGTTAGAATAAGTATTTAAAGCAGTTATGCTTGTATTGTCAATGTTTGCAACATCTATTGCCGCACCATATCGTTCGCTAGTTAAATAATCTTTGATGCAATCGCCTGCGGAATTGCGTGGATTGTTTATTTGGAATCGTGTTTGATTTAATGAAACAAGGTTGCGCGATTGACTGTATTTCAAATGCACAATGGCAAACGCACAATTTGACATTAACTTAGTATTATCCCAAGTGTAAACAAGCCCACTTGTTTGCATTATGCTTATTGCGCTTGAAGTGCTGTTAGTTGGATTATAAGAACCATTGCGATATAAATATATATCCATGTAGCCTGACACATCTTGTGTAAGCCCTGTGCTTTCATCTAACAGACCTGTAACTTTATAAGTTTGACCAGCCGTTGTGCTAAACACACATTTTTTACCGCCCCAATATACATCGCCAAAAGTAAACACATCGGGGGTGTTGCCGTTTTCGCTATTAGTAACTTCGCTTAATGCCATAACCCAATACAAATCTTGGTTGTCTTGACTAATAGACATATCAACAATTATGCCGCCAACCCATGCTGAACCATAAACAACAGGCAATTTGTTATCGCCAGCAGGCGGCACTTGCTGACGGTTTCCAACATTAGGTTCTGTTTGTTGATTAGGGATATTTGGCGCAAAGATTTTTGAAATAATCATGGTTGCAACCATGTTAATTGCAAAAGCAACAATCATTCCAGTTGTTGTTGCGGCAAAAGCCGTTGTTAAAATAAGCGATGCAACCGCAAATGCAGGCATTGAATAGGTAAACCAAATTATAAAAAGCAGTAAAAATTTAATCATTGCAACCAGCCTTCTTCTATTTTAGTAAACCCAAATTTTTCATATTTAATGTCAGGGCTAGTAATCATCTTATTCATAGTAAACAATTTAATCCTGCCTTCATCTTTTAACTTTTTAGCGTGTAAAACATACGCGCTTAGAAGCCGATACCCAACGCTTGTGTTTCTATTTTCAGGTTTAACATACCAAGCCAATTCATATAAAGCAAAGGTTTTGTCGCACCATATTGTTGGTTGAATAACACCAATAATCATGCCAACATTTTCTTCAATATATATTACGCCTTGACCTGCAATCAAACTATCTAACAAGCGGCTTATATATTCAACATTGTTTAAATCTTTATATTGCTGAATAGGGCTTTCATCCCTAAACATTCGCATCAAATCCATGATGCCGTCTTTATCAAACTTGTTGGCAAGCCTTATCATGTTTTATATGCTTTTGGGTCTGCGTCTTTACCAAAAAAGTAATTGATTGATTGTATGAAATTTACACGATTCATTGATGTATCGCCAGCATTAAAAAATTGCCAAGCATTGTTATTGGTATAACGCCCTGCCGTTCTGTTTTGCAGAATAATTTGTATGCTTGATGCGCTAACATTTATTGTGCCAACAAACAAACGCAATTCTTCCATCCATTGTTCGCTAATTGCAAATGAATTTATATAACCAGTAAAAAACTTATATAGTCCATTTTCGCCACCAGTTGTAATCAACGCATTGTTTGTGTTAAAAAACCCATGCCACATTTCAATCTTTGAACCTTTAATGTTTTGCCCTAGCACCCAGCCAAGCAATGCTGTATCAATACCAACAAGCGTAACCGATGTTTCGTTAGCAGTTGATTTAATGTCGCGCTGAACATCGCCAATTTGAACTAATGCTGATAAGCCGTTAAATGTTTGCGGCGTGCCGCCAAGCGTTACAGTTATGGCATAAGGGGCTGTTGAAAATAAAGACACCGTTGTTACGCCAGCAACTACCGTTGTAACGCGCACAAAGTCTGCTAGACGAATGTTATTTGTATTTTGTAAGGGAACTATGTTTTCCATTATAAAACCGCCTCAAACGCTTTAAAAGTGCCGTTCCATGCAATAAAACTGTCATTGGTCATTGGCACTAATGTATAAGTTGGATATTCACGCAAGATAACGCAAAAGGTTGTGCCTGTAAATGTGCCGCCACCTAAAGCAATGGTCGTTCCATATTGACCAATTACACATTGAACAGGGCTTGTTAGCGTTGCAATTAAATTACGGTGAACAGGAATGTTTACAGTTGAACCGCTACCACGCAACACATCGGCAGTTGCAATATAGGCATAACGACCTACTTGACAGAAATCACCTGTTCTAACAATGACCGTGCTTGATGTAATACTCCCACCAATCGCTGGCAATGCACCTAGAACAAGCGTTTTATTTGCGCTTGATGTTTGCCATAGACAAGAACTTATTTGTGCGCTAGAAAGCTGTCCTTGATAAGCAATGTAATTAATCCATCCTGTTGAACCAAAGTTTAAGTATTGTTCTGTTGCTTTATCGGCTTCACGCAATGCGCTTAACAATGTTCGGTTTTGACTATAAAGCAAATATGACATTGGCTTCATTTCAAAACCAAAAGGCTGAACGGTAAGAATTTCAGATGTGCTTATGCGCTGGTTGCGTGATACTACTTGCCCAATAAAACGCTGGTCATTAATCCCAACGCTTTCTGCCACCGATAAAATTGTATTTAATGTTGTCATATTATTCTACCTTGACTGTGGCAAGCCGCGTTGTGCTGATTGATTAGCGGCAAATATAGCGTTCTTGTTTTTAGAAATAAATTGAACACCGCTTTGCGTGTCAATCGCGTTCATGTTTTGTATTACCGTTCCATTATAAACTGTTTGCGGTTGCCCGCCCATCATTGATGATAATTGATTGTTTGGGATAATTGTGCCTGCTGTTCTTGGAACAAATAATTCTGCGCCGCGTTCGCCAACTAAACTTGGAACGCCAACAGGCGGTGAACCACCATCAGCAAAACCAAGCAACCCAAGCAATCCGCCACCATTGGCAAAATCTGTTGAACTGCTGGTTAAACTAAAACCACCGCCTCCGCCAAGCAATCCAAATATGCCACTCATTTGCGATTGCAATTGAAGTTTTAACAAACTTTTAATCATGTCTGAAATTAAACTGCCGAATGAAAGTTTGCCTGTTTCAACAAATCTATCTAATGCAGAACTCATACCATTAAACATTGTGCTAAATGCTTCAGCGCCTAACGCCGCGCTATCTTGCGACCTTTCAACAAAGTTATTGTATGCTTTGTTCCAACCTGCTTGAAAAGTGTTTTGCGCCCGCGTATTGGCCTCTTCTGCTTGAATGTTATTTATGCTTGCAATAGCAAAATCATAAATCTGTTGGTCAGTTTCTAAACCTTTTTCTTTTTTATCCAAAATGGCTTTTTGCAAATCATAATAACGCAAAGCCAATTGAACTTGCGTATCACTTTCACCTGCCATTAATTTGGTTAGATTTAGTCTTTCGGTAGCAATTTCAAGATTTTTAATTTCAAGTTTGTTTGCTTCACGCGCATCGTGTTTAAGTCTGCCTTTTGCCAATTCTTCTTCCATTGACAATTTTTTATAATCTGCTTCTTGTTGTGCTAAATCTCTTGCTTTGGCGGCATCAATTAAACGGTCTTTTAATTGTTTATTTGTAATCTTGTCATAATCGCCACCTTTTTGAAATTCAAGAGTAACTTTTTCGGCTTCAGTTTTTACAACAGCAAGACCTTCTGCTTCAAAATTAAGTTGTCTTACTTGTTTTTCTAATGCGGCAGTTTGACTTTCAATTTCTTTTGTTAATTTTTCTTGCGCGGCTTTTGCTTCATCGCTATAAACTGTTCTGTTAATTGCTGGCGTTCCTTGTTTTGCTGGAACATTAGCCATGTTTAAACCATAACCTGGTGCATTTGAATCAACAGTTGGTTTAACGCCAAGCAACCCTTTTACTTTTGACGCTTCATATGTTGCAAGCATATCTGCGCCTTTAAACAATCCTTTAAAAGAAAGATTATCAAGAATTGTATATAAGTTAATTATTCCTTGAAGATTAGTTGCAACAGTTTGAGTTGCAATAGCTAAATTTAACATTGGCTTTCCAAGATTATCAGCCATTGCTGTTTTCATTTTAAAACTTGTTTTATCAAAAACATCCATTGCTTTATTTATGTCTGTAATTGATTCTGCATTTTCATCAAAACTGCCTTTTGATTTTTTTAATTCATCGGCAAATGCTTTTATGTCAGTTTTGACAAAACTTTTACCAAAGTATTGCAATTTAATGGCATTTCGTTCAGTCGCATCGCCTATGTTGTCAAGACCATCAACCATTTTCATAAACAAATCGGTATTGCTTAAATGTTCTAAATCATCGCGAGTAATACCAATTGTTTTTAAAAGTTTTCTTTGTGCTTTGTCATCACCTTCAATGGCTTTTTCAATGCCTTGTGTAAACTTTGCAAGCATTTTTGCGGCATCTTCACTTTTGCCACCACTTAATTGCAAAGCATTTGAAACTTCAAGAATAGTGCCAACTGCCATTTCATTGGTTTGCGCAATGTCGGCTATTTCGTCTGCAAAAGTTACTGCACTTTTTGCGCTACTAAGCAATTCATACCCTAAAGCGGCAATGCCTAATTTTGATGCAAGTGCTGAAGTGTTAAATCCGCCAAGTTTATTTTGTGCAAGACCAAGCCCTGAATTAAATTCAGCAGAATCCAATCCTAAAACAACACCCAATCTTGATATAACTGCCATGATTATTCCTTTTTAAACTTGCCCATATTAAAACCTTGCGCTTGCGTCATAAATGTCAACAATGATTCATTAGGGTCTGCTGTTTGTTCAGCAAACATATAATCATATGTGTTTCCTAATATACTTTTTAATTCATACGCGGTGGAATTTGGGCTTCTAAGATAATTAAATACCCCTGCCGTTAAACTTCCAAGCGTTTGCAACAGACCATAATTACCTATTGCGCCATCAACATACATAATGGTAATTTCGTTCATTGTTGCTTCATCTAATTCGGCAATGCTGTCTTGCGTGTGTCCGTTGAAAATCATTGCCGCTTTCACTTGCGTTCGCAACGAACCTGTTACTTTGCATGAATTTCTTTATAATCAGGACTAATAACTTCATGAATTTTATCAACCAATGCTAATTGAATTGCAAACGGATATTCTTCTTCAACATCTGCATATTCCAAATCAGCTAATGATTCACCATTTTCAGGAATTAAAAATTTAATATATTCAACAATTCTATATTGAATAACAGTTTTGTTTCTTGCCGTTTCTTTTAAAGAACGACCATTTATCATACCTGTTTTTTCAACTTCTTCTTTTTCTTCTTTAGACAATAACAACAACAGTTGTTGATATGTTTTTTCAACATCATCTTCATTTGGATTTTTAAAGTATTCATAAATAACTTCCATTTCTTTTACTGTTGGGACACGAACTTTTGCTGTGTAATCGCCCATAGTAAATTTACGAGTTAAAATTGAAAGTTTATTTTCTTGATATTTAGCGCCTAATGCTTGTGATATTTTACTCATGTTTTATCCTTTTTTTGTTTTGTTATAATTCTTCAATGCGTATTCGCGCATCTTTTGATTTAATGTAATTTTTAATAATTCAACAACATCTTTTGTATTGTTTTCTAACGCACCTCTAAGAAATGGTTTTGCTGGTCGTCTTGCTGTTCCAAACTCATTGGCTACTGCACGGGCATCATAAAAAATTCCTCTATTTTCATAAAACTTTTTTGCGGCTTTTTTATAAGATTTTTTATTAGATATACTATTGCCTTCTGCATGATATTGGGCATGAAATTTCTTTTTAACTGCCCTAGGAATTGGTTTTGTTATTACATACGCAACAACAGAATCAGTCGTTGTAACATATTGCGATTTTCTATCTTTTGAAGATGGGCGTCTTCCTGTTATAACTAATGAATTTTCTAATAAATGCGATTCATCAGACCTTGCCCTTTCTTTAGCGGCAGACAATACAGGTTGCATTGCCATTTTTACTGCTGGAATTAAAACTTTTGACTTTGCATTTTTATCGCCAAATTGTTCAGAAAATTCATTTAGCGCATCAAGCGTTTCTTTTAATCCAGTAAGTTGAAATTTTGTTTCCATTATTTCACCTTGATAAAACCTTGATAGATTGCATCGTTTAATTCTTTGACATATCCAACCACTTCTTGTGGCGACATTTTATCAGCATGATGCTTTGCAATTTCATGAACCAAGTTTATGCCAGTAACGCGCTGTTCAGAAAATCCGAACCAATCTTTTTTATCGCTTGCCATTTTCATAACAAGAAAGCCTAGCAAATCACTATTTGAATTTATTTCTGTCATATCTTATCCTTTAAAAGCCCTGCAAGTTTCCAAGCAGGGCTAACATCTTTATGAATTTGACCAGCCGTATTGATTACCGCGTGGATGTATAGTAAATAAACACTTGGCTTCAGCACCTACCGCTGAATCAATTTGAAAGTTGCCTACGCGCCCGTTAAAAGCATAAGCAACAGTATTTGTGCCATCATAAGCAGAAACAACAAATGTTCTGTCAACTGTGCCATTGTATGCGTCTGCGCGTATTTGTAGCAACGCTGTGTCAGATGGGTTCCAAGCGGCTGTAATAGACATTGAAGTTGGTGCGTTTTGAACTGGTATTTTATCCCCTTGACGACTGCCTGCAACGCCAAATGATGCAACCGCGTCATCTGCGCCAAATGCTGGAACACCTTCAACTGGAACTGCCACACCAGCCGCACCTGTGCCACCTGCCGCTGTACCAACGATTGTTGCAACTTGCGCTGTCCATATTGCGAGATTTGCTGTTGTAAATGCTGTTGGCGTTGCCGCTGACTGCATCCATAATGCGGCTGAAAAGCCAGGTAAAACTTTGTTTGGTAAAGCCATGTTATATCCCCTTAATTAAGCGTTGTTAGACCAACCGTATTGGTTGCCACGCGGATGAATGGTGAACATACATTTCGCTTCAGCACCAACGGCAGAATCAATTTGAAAATTACCCACGCGACCATTGAACGCATAGTAAACAATGCCTGTTCCATCGGTAGCGGCAATAACAAAGGTGCGGTCAACTGTGCCATTGTAAGCATCGCCACGAATTAACAATAAGTTTGCGTCAGATGGATTCCATGCCGCAGTAATTGACATGGATGTTGGCGCGTTTTGCACCGGTATTTTGTCGCCTTGGCGTGAACCAGCAACACCAAATGAAGCAACAGCATCGTCAGCACCAAACGCAGGAATGTTTTCTACTGGAACAGCATTGCCTGAAATTGCAATTGGTGAAACGCTTGCTACTAATGAAAGTTGCGCTACTGTCAACGGTGTTGGCGTTGTTGTTGGTTGCATATATAGGGTTGCACTAAAACCCGGTAACACTTTATTTGGTAATGCCATGATTAAAATTCCTTTTAAATAGTTAAAAATTTCTGTCTTATTATGCTGGAATGTCTAATGTGCAATCCAAAAATACATTAAACAAATCAATTT